GTAATGGTCAACTTGAAGTGACTAAAAATGTCACCATAGATGGTATAGAAAACACTAAATCTTTTTCAGAAAATATAGATGATCAAAGTGGTACGCCTGTACTACTTGTGCCTACACCAACAGGAACATTCTTTCCAACCTTTATTAAGATACCAACAGTAAATACAAATCAAGCTAGCTTTATTTTAGAAAGCTGGAAAGCATTCACTGGTCAGCAGGATAATCCTGAACTAGTTAAAGCTGTGTATAATGCAATGGGTATGCAAATGTCAGAAGGTAAACCTGATATTGGAGTGTTACAAAGTTATATAGATCATTACATCACTATTCTTGAAAGTGATTCACTTTCTGCTATAGGTAATGGTACTGATCTTCCAAACAATGTAGCTAGATTAAACATCACAAATGATGGTCATCTTTACATACAATCTAAATTAGCAGACCAATGGTATGATAATGGAGGTAAACCTATTGTTTTAGCTGATCAACTACCTGATAATGTAATGGCTCATTTACAAAACTTACTTACAACAGTTAAGTTTGCAAAGGGTAGAAACTTAAAAGGTATTAATAGCATTGAAAAGATTCCATTTGTTAGTATTGAAAATGGTAAAATGAAAATATCTTCTATGACGTATAATGAATACATCATGCAAGGAGCATCTACATATATTGAGAAAGGTATTGAGTCTAAGAATAAAAATAACGACTGGGTTTATTTTGCAAACCCTGTTATTAAAATGACAACAGATACACAAGGAACAGAAAACAAAATAGATTCTCAAAAAGTTGAGGCAGTTGTTGAAGATAAATTTGAAGAAGCACCTCCTGTAGCTTCTGCAGAAACGATTGAAAAAACTAAAATTGAAAAACAAATTAACGATATAAAAGGTAGTTCACTTGGATTTTCAAGTAAAGTCATTCCAGGAACAAGCAAGTGGACTGAAGATGGTACTAAAGTAACATTTATAAAATCACAAAGGGATAAGTTTAATAGAGGGAATGAAATATTTGAAGTTACTCGTCCTAATGGTAGTAAGTTTGAAGTACTTGTTGATTACAGACAAAGACCAACAAGTGGATTTGGAAGTGAAAAAGAAATTCCTTTTCAAGCTGAATATTCTGAAAATCCAAAAGCATTGTTTGATCAAATAAATAATTTACAAACTGCTACTACTGAGGTTAATGCTGATGATCTTTTTGATATGCTTGATCGTGCAGCAACAGCTAATGAAATGACTGACAAACAAATTGAAGAACAAAAGAAAAAATGCTAAACTAATATAATTATGTACTGTCCTAATACATCGAGTCAAGAGTGGAAAGATTTAGTTAAAGAAGTTGGTGAAAAAGAAGCTTGGAGAAATTTCTTTAAGTATGGAGAAATTCGTACCACTCCTGATACAGGAATATATAAGTCTATTGCTACAAGAAGTACAGAAGATATTGCTGAAGGCATAGATAGAAATCTTATGCGTAGTCAGCAAGAGATTAAATACACTAATCATATTCAGTCTCTTGTATTAGATGGTTTAGGAACAATTAGCCCAAGCAGAGTAGAAAAGACTACAATGACTGATTCATTTAGCAAAGCAAAAGCTGAGTTTGAAAAGTCTTTGAGAAATGTTAATGACTTTGTAAACATTATTAATAATGAACAATCTTTTGATGCTTTAAAGCAAAAAGATAATGATAAGTTTAAGGCTTTACTTTCAAGATTTAATTTACAAGGGGTCACTAAATTTCAAGAACTTGGTAAAGCTATAGGTCAATATGAAAATATTATAGACAATTTTGATAGATATAAAGACTTTGTAAAAGCTGAATTAGCTCACAAAGGAATTATCGAAGTTGATGGAAAGATTGTAGTTGTACAATCTGAAGATGTAACAAACAAACAAGAAGATGATACAGAAGATTATCAACTAGCTCAAGAAGAGATAGGTGAACGCTTTGGTAAAGACTTCAATGAAGTTAATCCTCGTGAGACAGCAAGTCTTCGTGTTAGATCTTTAGTGAATAATATAAAGACAGGTGCTTATGAGTTAGGTATACCTTTATATGCTAATCCAAGTGATGTATTTTCTGATATCCTCACTGCAGGAATAGATATGCAATTAAGTGGATACACTGAACAGTCAGGTAAGTATGATGCTTTTATGACAAGCATTATAAAGAATGTTGAGGCAAGACCTTATCTATCTGATTTGAAAGCTAAGATTGAAACATTCAAAAATGATGGCGATTGGGATACTATAAATCAAATATTAACATTTGCAAGTAAAGCATTTGCTAATGAAAGTTTGGTGTTATGGAAAGCTAGAAGATCTGGTAATGAAGTACAAGCTATTACAGATGTAAAATCGATTGGACTTAATAGAGACACTATAGAAGAACAAGTTGCTAGAGATTTTTATTCTCAACAAATGAACTCTGATTTTTTTACAAGAACAGCCACTGGTGAGATGTTTCCTAACCAGCTAAGAGTGGAACAACTTAATCTTATATTAGAAGAAGGAAGAACTCTTTCTGGTCCTGAAAAAATTAAGAAGTTTCAAGATTTCTTTGGTGTATTAGGTATTAAGCTCACTGACACTCAGATGGAGTATATTGCCCCTAGATTAGGCTCAGAAATTAAAAAAGGTAGAACCTTTGATAGCTTGTTTGCTAAGAAAGGTATGTTAGAAAATATATATATGGGCTATGCTAATAACCTAGATGTGCCTTTTCTATCTAACTATGGTTTACAAAATGAGAGAAATTCACTTAACAAATTAGCAAAATTATACTACGAGGCAAACCCTGGACTTATAAATGTACCTTCTTCAAGAAATTCAGAAGGTAAGTCTAAGTATGCCAATATTCAACTAAACTATGTTGAGATAAAAAAGCGTGCTTGGGAGCAAGGTAATACAAGCTCTTTAATGAATAGTGCTTTTGCAAGTCCTAATAAAGAATTTTGGAGTGATGTAAAAAATGGTAATAAAACTTTTACATTAGGATATTTTGATGGTATGCGTGAGCAAGAAGCCAACAAAGATGGTAAGACTAGAAAGAATTTAACTGATGCTGAACAGACTAGAGCTATGTTTATGAAGCATCAAGAAAACATGAAGACTGGTACTTATATTCTCTTCACTCTATCTGATAAAACAGCTTCACTTGAGGTGAAACAAACTAAAGAGTTTTTTATAGATGATCCTAAGATTCCTGTAGGAAAAGGAACAGACTTTGTTCTTTTAGCTAATGGTGATATAGAATATACAGATGATGTTAAACAAAGAATGTTTGAAAGTTTTGTAGCTCCAGAGATTGGAAGAATAATTGCTTCTATGCAATATGCAGATAAGGTGAATTTAGAAAACTTTGATGTAGCATCTAAGTTATTCTATATAATTCCTGCATTAAACTCTAGTCCTCTTTTAGAATCTTTTAGAAAAGATTTATATTCTGGTGGACAAACTCTTGAAGAACTTACAAAGAACCATGCTAAAACTGTAGGAGCTGTTATACTTAATCAGTTTACAGAATCTACAGAACAACAAATAGATGAATACATATCTAAGGGAATTATCAAAAATGAAAATGGTGAATACTCCTTCCCTTCTTTTAAAAATGGTCACAGACCCACTGACTATGTATACAGGTTTAGACAAACTGAGGCTAAAGGTCGTAACCTAGCTAGACTTATGTTAATGGATATGAAACTTAACTACATGAATGCTCAAGTTAAAGCACTTCAGTTTTTAAGATTTGATCCAATGGTTTCTTTTAAAGTAGCAAAAGATGTAGAAATTACAAGTTTTGATAGTTTAAGAGGAGCTGATAAAGTTAAATTAGCTAAAGCAACATGGGATGAATTCTCAAAACGTGCTGCTGCACTTATTGCTCCAGGAGCCCAGGGTAACTGGTCTTGGACATTAAGTAATGGTGAGAAGTATTTTAGTAAAGATTATAGAGCTGTTACAGCTGCTGATGTCACTGTTAGAGTGAACAAAGTGAGTAATGATATTACAGATGCTCAGGAGCTCACTACACTACAAGAGCATATAGACTTCTTACATAGTGAAGGTAAGATACCTACCCCTATATGGGAATCAATAAACAAAAAAATTAAAGATGCAGGTCCTGGTGGATTTTATAAACTTGGTGCTGAAGAGACTAAGTTTGTATTCACTCCATTGAAACCTGTACAGGTGAGTGATGAGAATGAAGGAGAAGATACAGGACTTAATCGTATAGACTATGTTAAGTCTTCACGCTATCCTCTTATACCAGAACATGAGGCTAACTCTGAAAGAGACAATCTTAGAGTATGGATGGAAAAAAATAATATCCAATCTGTAAACTTTGCTTCTGGTAAGAAACTAGGAAGACCTGGTACAAGTGTTCAGTTATTTGATGAGAAAGGAAACTTTGTAGAACCATCTGAAGAAGATATGAATAAGTCTTTACAAGTTCTTAGTAGAGATGGATTACGTACACAGCAAGAAATTCCTCATCAAAGAGATGAAATTGCTACAGTGAGTCAGATGAATCGTACTTTGTTTGATGGTTTGTTAGAAGTTGACTTTGATGTAAAAGGTTTAGGTGTTTTAAAAGGACGTGAGCTAAAAGCAATCAAAGAGAAAGTTCGTACTAGAATGTTTGGATTAAAAGCTGCTGAGCTTGATAAAAAACTAGGAAACTTAGAAGCTTCCCATGAAGGTCTTCATGATATACTTAAAAGAATAATACTTGAGGATACAAGTGGTAGCTATGGTGAAAATGATCTTAGAGCAATTGAGCTTGATCCCCTCACTAAGAAATTTAAATATCCATTAGAACTTAACTTCAAAGCTAAAAAAATACAAGGATTAATCAACTCAATGATTAATAAGAATGTAATGCTTAAGATGGATGGTTCTAGCTTTGTACAGGTGAGTGGTGTAGGAGCTAAGTTTAACTTTAGTTCTTTAAGCTCTGGGATAAAGTCTGGTATTATTTGGACAGATAGTTATGCTAGTAAATTCAAAGATGGTGAGGCAAAGCTAAATTACATTACCAAGAAAGATGGTAAAGTGAGTCCAGCTCAAATGATAGTATCACAATATATAAAAGACTCTAAAGGTAATCTTATAGATCTATCTAAATTTATTACAGAAGAGAATGGTATAAAAATATTGGATACAAGCAAGATAGACAAGTCTCTTCTTGAGCTTGTAGGTTCTCGTATTCCCAATCAGTCACTTACTTCTACAATGCCTATAGAAGTGGTGGGATTCCTGCCTAGCTATATGGAAGATACAATCATTGTACCAGATGGTATCACTGGACAGATGGGATCTGACTTTGACGTTGATAAACTTTATGCTTATAAATCTAAAACTGAAGAAATAAAAGATGGCGATGGAAAAATTATTGGATACAAACCAATAAGCTACTCAGTTAATTCAATAGCTGATATAGATGGTTTAAATGAAGATCAATTAAGACAGTTTTATAGAGATATACATTGGAATGTATTAACTAATCCAGAAACCTTTAAGCACATCACAAAGTCTGTTGATATGCCTGAGGTAAAAGAAAAGAATAAACAAAGAGCTGAGGTTCTTAAAAAATATGATGTAGCTGATGATACTAAAATAGAACTACCCCTTGACTTTAATACAAGTATTAATAGATTTAATGATAATAGATCTGGTAAAGATGGTGTATCTATATTTGCTAACTTGATTTCAGCTCAGGCTGATTTTCAAGATAAACCTTTACAGCTTGGGTATGTTAACGAAGGAAAAAATGTTCCTAATCCTATACTAATAAAAATAGGAAACGAAGTGGTATCTTTTGAATATGTAGGACAAACAGGTACTTCAATGTCTTTCATGGATAAGAAACGTAGTGTTTCTGATAACTTGAATATTTGTTTCACTGAGTCAGTGGATAATGCAAAGAATCTAATGCTTCGCACATTTAACTGGGATAAGAAAGCAATGTCAGCTATAGGACTTTTAAACATGCTTACATCTAAAGATAAACAATCTATTCCTATTGAGTTTTCAATGGATTTAGCATCTCAAAATGTTATTATTGATTTGTTTAATAGTATAGATCAAAAGCAAGATCCATTCTTAGAGTTTACTTCTGATGCTTTTAATAAATCAGTTAGTGAACTTTTATATGATCTTGAAAAGAAAATTGATGAAGGTGGTTATTTAAAAAATGGAATGAAGGCTGCTGATCATCTTGTAAATGAAAAAAGAGAAAAAGAAGATCCCCTTAGCCCTAAGAAACTTGAGAACATGTGGATTGTAGGTAAGATGTTAAAAGAAAAAGGTGCATTATTAGATGCTACACAAGCTGAAACTGAAAATAAAGATACATCTAAGCTTCTTAAATTATCTAAAGATCTTGGATATAAAAATATAAATGAGCTTCTTTTAGACTACTATACAACACAATTTGATTCATTATCTTTATTCTCTAGACTAAATAGTCTTGGTACAGAGTTTATGACCATCCTTGGTTCTGTATACACTTATACAAAAGGTATAGGGCCTGACGTATTCTCAACTAGGCAAAAACAAAATCAGTTAAATAAATTAGCTGGTTCAGGTCAATTCTTAGGAATAAAAAACATTGCAGGAGAAGTTTCTAAAAACGAAGATGGACGTATAAGTATGATACCTGAAGGTGAGATTGGTTACGCAGTTTATCATTCTTTAATAAAAGCACAGGATGTATATGAAAGTATGTTTCCTATTAGTACAGGAAGTCATCTTTCTAAATTAGTTGATAGTTTATTAAATGATATAGGTCTTTCTAAAGATGATTTAGGAAGACAGCGTTATGTAAATACACATGATGATGTATTCAAAGCTCTTAAAGCTTATTTATTTACAACACCTGAGCTTGGATTATTCACTGATTTAAAAGCTACTAGAAGTAGACTGATAAATGGTGATACATCTTTAGGTAAGAGTATACTTGACTTAAGACAACTTCCAGAGTTTTCTAGAAATGGTTTCTTAAAGAATCTAGAAATAAGTGAAGATTTTAGAAACAAAGCTTATACAATATCTTTTAAAGCTCCTTATGGAACTGACATAGATGAAAAAGCTATTCTTTCTGGATTTTATGAATTAGCTACATCTGATAATGAAGTGGTTCGTGAAATATCTAGAGATTTGGCTCTCTATCCTTTTGCTACAGGAGATGCAGGTAATATTGGTAGATTTATTCCTATAGACTATTACATGGCTGATAGCGACTTTAAAGAAGCAATAGGTAATCTATATGATTCTTATGTAACAAATATGTTCTCATTCTCAGGTAAGCTAAAAGATCAAATTGTTCAAAACAATCCTGAAGCTTATTCTAGAAAGTTCACATTCCAAACAAGTGAGACTCCATTTGGTATTAATAACAACACTTTTAAAGCTCAATTTAAAAAGCTAATAGGTGGTGCAGATAGTTTACAAAATGTATCTAAGTTTACCATTAAGCTTGGTGATTTTCAAGGTGAAAACACAGATGGTATAGTTAAAAATTTAACTGTAAAACTTAGTGACGAAGAAAGAATGTTAGCTTCAAAGATGAAATCTGGAATGGATTTTAAATATCCAGGCTACATTCTCATCAATGATAAGTTTGTCACTGCTTTTGGTCAAGGTGATACTTCTGTTAACTACTTATACAAAAGAGTTAGTGATCCTATAACATCAGATGGCACTGCAGAGTATGTAAGACTTAATATCCTTGGATTTAAAACTATTAAAGAATATGACTTCTCTACTACAGAACCTCTTAAATCTGTTATAAAGAATAATCAAGTGGATGTGTCTAATGAAGATGTTACAACAGATCCTGAGAACATTACATACGATAATACACAGTCATTTAATCAAACTGAAGCTGAAGAGAAAGTTGAATCCCCCACTCAATCATCTACTAGTGTTAAACCTGCTGATTATACTAATCATTCTGGTGGTGCAGCTTTATCTGATGCTGAATGGGATCAAATAGGTAGAGAATTTGGTGTAATTAAACATAAACATTATAGAGAACCTTTAGAATATATTGATACAAAAGGACAACCTGCAAAAGGATCTAAAACAGTAGATTCTAAAAAATTACAAGCAGCTGGAATTGAACCTACTTATATAGAACAAAAAGATTATAATGAAGGTGCACAAAAAGCTACACAAGCTTTTAGAATGATGTTTGAAGATGCAGGAAATAAATCTGTTAGGAGTGCATACATTATAAGAAACTGGATGCAAGTAAAAAATGCAGATGCTATTTATGCATTAGGTACTATTAAACAACCTGGTGAAAATGCATCTGATAAAGCAGGTGAAACAAGAATAGCTGCTGTTCCTATTGTTAAAGGTGGAACAGGCTATGCTGTTCAAATGGCAATTAATGAAGAAAAACCTGTTTATGTATTTGATGGTACTAAAGAAGGGTGGTATACTTATGATTATAAAGTAAAAAACTTTGTACCAACAGAAACCCCAATGCTTACTAAAAATTTTGCTGGTATTGGAAGTAGAACATTAGCAACAGAAGAAGTTATAAATAAATCTTTACAAGCTATTAGAGATGTATATGCTAATACATTTAAAACTCAACCATCTACTAGTGTTGAACCTATTACAAAAGAAACTTCTAAAATTCCTAGTAATGAGCCAAAAGGAGAAAAAATTAAAGAAGGTGTATATGTAAATCAAGCTGCTTTAACAAAAGAAGAACAACTTGAGTTATTTGACTACTTAAAACCATTTTTAGAAGAACAAGCATCTAAAACTAATAAAGGAACAAATGCAAGTAAGATGATTGGTCTTGGTTTAAGATGGGATTATAAAAATAATAATTCTGGAAGAGAAGCAATGAACATTCCAGATGTTATAAATGAAGGAAATAAAAATAAATATGGATACTATAATAGATCTATTAATGGTCAAGAATTAGGACAGATTACACCAAGATTTAGAGAGTTGATAGAAAAAGCTACAGGAATTGACATGACTAACTATGATGGAGCTATTATTAATCTTTATGATAATGACTCTTTTATAAGTTCTCATAATGATGTTGATGAAAGTAAATCAGCTCTTAATTATCCTGTAATAGGAATTAATATAGGAGGTACAGGTAATTTTTCAATTGAATCAAGAGATGGATCTCCTAAACAATTAAATCTTCAAGCAGGTACAGGATATATATTTGGAGTTGATGGTACTAATAGACAAGTTTATCATAGAACTTTCCCTGGAAAACAAGATAGTTTCTTACCAGAATTAACTACTAAATTAGATGGTAAAACTTATGAACCAGGATCTTACAGAGTTACAATCACTATGAGAAGAGTGATGCCTCTTGAATCAGGAATGCCTACAGCACCAGCTAGATTTAAAACACCTACAATAGAACAAGTAGAAGAACAAGAAGACAATGCTAAACCTACTGTAACTAAAGAATATGGTGCTCATACGTTTATAATGGAGCCAGATGTAACAGGAGGATTTGATATTTACTATCAAAGAAAAGGTGAGAAGGGAGCCCTTGTAACTGATAGAAACCTTATAGAAAAGTTAATTCTATTACAAAGAGCAGAAGAAAACCCTGATCAAGTGGTTACACTTAATAGAGCTAACTCTCCAAGATATATAGTCACTGATGATGGTAGAATATTATCTCTTCAAGATAGTAGTCTGGGTAATGAAATAAAAGATGCTAATATTATTCAAGAAGTAAACAACACTCTTAGTGATACAATAGATCAAGATCTTTATGATCCAGAAACAAAAGTTAAAGAAGTGGTGGTTCCAGGTGAAAAGAAAATTAGTGTACCTGAAGGATCTAGTGAAAACAACATGATGATATTTGAAGATGACACCACTAAGTTTTTAATGAATGATGGTCAACAAGAAGCTTATAACTTTATAAAGAACAATGTTGAGAGAATACTTAAAGAAAGAACTAATGTTCGTGCTGAAGACTTAGAGAATACAGTTTCTTTTACAGACCCTCTTACACAGAAGTTTACAGGTGTTATTCCTAAAGTGATGTGGGATAATATGATAGGACTTGCAGGTAGAGGAGGTGTTGGTAAAACAACAGTTATTAGAGCTATTATAAAAGGATTAGAAAGCACTGGTAATAAATATAGAAGAAATGATGTAATGTACTTAGCTCCTAGTCACACTGCAGCCACTGTACTTCAGGAGTCATTAGGACTAGATTCTGAAAAAGCTAATGATGGTAAAGTGAATACAATACCTTCAGCCACTCGTAGAAATAAAATAAGATATGGTAGCTCAGAGTTAGATATGATGACAACTGAGGAGTATTTAGAGCACATTAAATATAAAAAAGCATTTAGTGTTCCTGATATAATAATTGTAGATGAAAGCTCTATGATTAAAGTGCAAGATATTAAAGATATGCTTACACGTATTAACACTGATTTAGAAGAAGGTGTAACAAATAAAATGCCTATATTTATCTTCATGGGTGACTATCGTCAGCTTGGTCCTATTAAAGAACAACAAAACGCTGATGTAAATAAAGGTATTATATCTGCAACATTACTACTTGATAAGAGTAAAACAAGAGAGCTTACGCAGGTGATGCGTTCAAGTAATAAAAACTTACACGCTATTTATGATGCAATTGGTAATCAAATCATAGAGAACATTGAACGCACTAAAAAAGGTGAGAAAGCTAAACAACTTTCATTTGATGCTTACGACAAGCTTACAAGCAAGTCAAGCGAAAACATACTTGTTGTAGATAACACTGTAGGAGTTATTGATGATTATACAGATTTTTTAAAGGATAATAATAATCCTTATGGAATGTTCTGGGTGCATTATAACAATGTAGAAAATGCAACTACTATTGCTATTTCAGATAAAATTCGTAAAGCATATTTTGCTAAAATAGGAAAACAGATTGACTCTGTAGCACATCGTAATTTTTCTAATGGAGATTACGTAGAGTTTACAGATGGTGTAGAGATGAAAGCTTCTGACTTTATGTACACACCTACATCTGATGAAGTGAGAGCTTTACTAGACGAAAGAAAAATAGACAACATTGATGGTGAATATGCTATTGCTGGAGGTGTAGTCAAACCTAGAGCAAGATTTAAAGTGATGGATATTGTTAAAACTCAAACATCTCTTAAAGAAATTCTTCCTTACACAATAGCTCAATATATAGATAAAAGTGTAATGGTTGATATGGAGCAAATTCTATTATATAATAGACAAGATAGATTAAGAGGATATAGCAAAGTGTTAGATATTGCTGTTGATCTTGGTAGATATGAAAACAAAATGCAAAAAGGAATCACTATAAAACAAAAGTCTACAGGAAAAGTGATAGCCACATTTGATATGCAGTATGGTGATTTTAAAACTGCAAAAGAAGATATTAAAATGCTACACGATGGTAAAGGAAAACTACCTTTCACACCATCTTATATAGGATCTTCTCATACAGCTCAAGGTAATAGTATTAAGAATGTAATTGTTGGGGATTATAACATTAAACAAAACAGAGCACATCCTAGTGTAAACCAAGATGATATATTTAGCTCAATGTATGTTGCTGTTACAAGAACTAGTGGTTCGTTAGTAATTATTAAGAGTCCTGGTTCTAATATATCACATAACCAAGAAGTATTTAAAGGCTTTATATCAGATAATGGTCAAGAAGTTAAACCTGAAAGTAGTATTATTCCTGGTTCTCAAGAAGTAAAAAGCCCATCAAATAATGAAGTGAATAGCTATGCAGCAAATGAAGTGGTTAATCCACTAGAATTAGCAATGCAATATAGTGCCACTGAGTATATTAATAAGTGGGTGAATAGTATGTTTCAGGGTCAAAAGACAATCACTGATATTAAAGGTTTCTTAAACAGAGTTTATTCAAATGCCAATGCTTTTAATAAACAAGTTATTACAGCAATAGCTAAGTCTGGAATAGTGGCTCCTGTCACTATAGTGATGGATGATAAGATAACTGATCCAGGAATGTATAATGGTAATACTAAAACTATAACAATTAATCCTAAATTAGCTGTTGGTGATGCTTTAGATGGAGATGCAATAAGAGACAAGTTACATGAAGTGTTTATGCATGAGTTTATGCATCACATCACTGCTGAACTTTTAAATGCAAAACCTGAGACACTTAGTGTTGAGCAAAGAAAGTATGTAGAAAACATTAATAACCTTTATGATGCTGTGCATAATAAAATGATGATGGATCCTCAACATGCTGCTGCTTTACAAAAAGCTAAAGATCAAATGAAAACAGATGGTTACTTGTCTGCTTCTGATAAATCACTCTACTATGGATTAACAAGTGTTCATGATTTTGTAAGTATGATTATGACTGACCAAGGATTCCAAGACTTTATGAATAACACTACATACGATGGAGAAAAGTCTATCTTTGAAAAGTTTATGGATTTAATTGGTAATCTTTTAAAAGCATTAGGTATTAATGTAAAAGATAATTCTGTTCTAAAAGAAGGATTGACAAACATTGTTGGTCTTATTCAATCAAGAAATTCATCTGAAGTAGCTACAGAACAAAGATCTATTGCTGTTGCACAGGAAGCAAAAACTAAAAATATTAATGATAACTTTGCTGATATAACTAGATTCTTAAATATTAAAACTAAATGCTAAATGGCTTGTGAATACACATACAAAGGTAGAGAATTCAGTAAGGAAAACTTAATCAAAGAACTATCAAAAGATGGTTTTTCAGAGTTTGGTGGACTTAATAATATATACAAGTCTGTTGCCACAGCTAAGAAAAAGAAAGTATCTGAGTTATTAGCTGATAGTAATCTAATGCTTAAGCAAAGATATCGTGATGCAAACAATATGCTTCAGGCCATTAATAATAACCCTAAGCTTTCTAAAGCTGAAAAGTTTGCTAAAAAAGCAGAGTATAGAAAGATAATGAGTGATATATCAAAAAGTATTAGTGATCTTAACGATGCTGATATTGATAAGCAGTTAGATTTTTTACTATCTCAAGCTATGATTGATAGTGATTTAGTTGAAGCAATGTATAGTAACACTGATATCACCTATAACGACTTGCAGTTTGCAAATAACATTGTAGAAACCTGGTCAAACTTATATAAAGTGTTAGGTATTGAGAGTTCAGTGGATGTTAAGAATGAGGATACACGTAATAGAGTGCAGGAAGTAGATGCTAAATATTCTGATCTTAGTAAAAAGTCTCGTAGAATTGCTATAGAGCTTGTAAAAGAGTCTACAGGATTAAGTGAAGCTGATATAACTAAGATGGTCGATACATCTTGGTTTACAGAATGGGCTCGTGAACTTAGCACCACTGGTGTTGCTCTACCTAATAAGTTAGCTTTCATTATAAAGAAAGTTAACATGAAGATTAACATGGAGCATAACAAAAATCAAGCTGAGATTGATGATCAATTTGCTCCTATTAAAGATCATCCTGAAATAAAAAAGAATGGTTTTGACATCTTCTTTAGAATTAATGAGGATAAAGATGGTAATAAGCAAATGTCTCTTGTATCAAGATATAGTCCTGAATTTGCAGCTGCTAAGAAAGTTAATAACAGTATGCTTCGTAAAGATATAGAGCGTGCTAATGGTGATGCAGATCTTATTAAAAAAGCATGGCAAAGATTCAATGCATGGAATGAGTCAAACACTATTGCTTTTAATTCACTTGTTTTTTTAAAGCCAAATGATTATAATGATTCTCAAAGAACTTTTGAGATTAATAAAATGAGACAATTAGGGTTTGGTAAAGAAGAAATAGATGCTATTATAGCTGAGTCTCAAAAGAAATATGAAGAGTTTGAGGTGTCAAAGGAAGAGTATAGATATGATATAGAAAACGAAGCTGTAACAAATCCTGCTATTGTACCACAGGATATGAGTTTTGATGAGTTTGTAAATATGAAAGTGGATCAATATGATGATCTTAACAATCCATTAAAGTATATGGACCAAAAGTTTTTTGGTGCAGAAAAAATTACAGCATATGGTGGAGCTAAATTTTCTTATTTAATTGCTGCTAAACAAATTAAAGGTGTTCCCACTAAGTATTATGATGAGAACTTTGCTAAAATATTAAATGATCCTAAGCTTCTTAAGTTTTACAACTGGTGGAATGGTTTTATTCAAGACACTCTTAAGTGGTTTCCTCAAGATGAAATTGATGAGCTAGGTCCTGACTTCCTACCTGTATTAGCAGATCGTGCTGTAAAAGAATATGGATTAACCAATCTCAAAGAAAGTGTTGCTGGATTGGGTGACTGGTTTGTAAATGCATTAACAGTGTCCAACTTTGAAACAAAGAAAGATATTGGAGCTTTTACAAAAAAAGAAAGACGTGGTTTTGAAGCTAAGTTCATTAATGAAAATGTCCCTGTAGAAGAAAGATCTAAAGATTTAGTGTTAATGGCAAAACTAATGAGTGATATGTCTCTTGTGTATAAACATAAGAATACAATAAAAGCTGAGGTGGATACCATCACTGATATTATCAAAGGCACTGAAGGTTCTTATGAGAAAAACAAAAAGCTTGGTAAATTAGAGGCTGTAGACAAAGATGCTTCTCGTATTAAATCTCTTGTAGAACACACTGTACTTAGAAGTTTCTATGGTATTAAGAGTGAAGACGAACTTTGGAAATCTGATAGACTTTGGTACGACTGGAAAGAATTAGCAGCTCTAGGATTATGGAACAGTGCTGATGCTAAAAAAGCTCAACAACTTAGTGAAGATATCAAAGTTATTAACACTAAATTAGAAAATGAAGGTTTAACAGATGATGAAAGAACTAAGTTAGAAGAAGAAGCTAAAGTTAAAGAAAAAGAATATTACAATCTAGGAGGAAGAAACTTCTCTCTTACAAAAACAATTGATACAGCTATATCTAACACTCGTTTATTAAGTTTAGGATTCTCACCTTTCTCAGCTATACGAAATGTACTAATAGGTAAAATTAATAATAGAATTCATTCACATGGGGGAAGAGATTTCAGTAGAGCTGATTTAGTGTGGGCTAATAAAACAATTATTGAATCTTCTGCTAGATATTGGTCTTTTGGTAAGTTCCAAACAAAAAACACTAAAATTATTTTTGGTCTTATGGCTGATGCTAGTCTTGCTGAAGGTGAAGATGGTATGTTCTTAAAAACATTAGTTAATAAGAAAACTGGAATAGATAAGTTTAGAGAAATGCTTCCTAAAGCATACACTTGGTTATCTTCTGGTGATTTTCATTTTAAAGCTGAGATGATTTTAGCAGCTATGAAAAAAGAGAAAGTAGTAACATCTAAAGGAGAAAAGGTTGATTTTTATGATAGTCTTACAGAAGATAGAGAATATGATGTGGAAAAGTATGGTGAATGGGATGAAAAAGCAAATGGTGGTAAATCATTTGAAGATTTCTATATGGATAACCTACTTAAATACAAACAACTTGCTAATAAATTACATGGTGCCACTGGTAGAGATGTACCTTTAAAGGTTAAAAGCAATGCTGTTGGTAGAATGCTTATTCTATTTAAGTCTTGGCTTCCTGAAACTCTTGGAGTTCGTTTTGATCCTCGTCACACTGATGCTTTATTGCAAAGAGAAGAAGAAGGATATTATAGAACTTTTGGAAGAATGGTGGTAGAGAAAAAGCTACAGATTGTTCCAATGATGGTAAAGGCTCTTATGGGAGCCAACCCAGGGATTGATGATGAAATGCAATTGAGTAACTTCAAAAAGATGGTGAAAGAGATGCAAATCATAACAACACTTCTTATAGCTTATGCTCTTCTTAAAGCAGCAGCTCCAGATGATGATAAAGATAAAAAGATTTATAATCTACTTGTATTAAGACAATTACATGATCTTAATAGAGACATGCTTTATTACATGAGTATTGGTTCTGCAGCTGAATTGCAACAAAATGTATTCCCTGTAATACAAACAGCTAAAAACTGGGGAGCTGCTATCAAAGCTGTAACCTATCACAGTTTAGGCGTGCAAGATAAGAATGGTAAAGAGATGTATGACAATGAAAGAACAATATTGAAAGTAACAAAAATACTTCCATTCTTGAGTAATATAAATAGAATAGAATACTATAAGAAACAAACAGGATTATAAAAAAAGGGAGTTTAATTGCTCCCTTTTTCTTTTATTTCAAATGGATGTTTCATTATAAAACAATCTTCATCCCAACCCATATGTTTCTTAAACCCATTGACAAAGTCTTGGATGTTTTTAGAACCCACAGGATTATGACTATGTACAGAACATTGTTTTAATTTTACATTCATTTTTTGACAATATTCTGCTACAAAGTTAGCACAATCAACTCCTGTTTTTTCTTTATAAGAAGCGTAGTCTGGTTGTTGAAATCCTTGTTGAGCCACTTGACTAAAATAGTCATCAGCATGCTCGTCTGCTAAATCATGGTCAAAAGATATTAAGTCTGGTATACCATTCTTAACTATCCATTCTTTAAACTCATCGTAGTTTCTTACCACATTCCATGGGTGATATCCACGTATAGTTTCTATAGGTGTTCTTACATCATCTAGGTAAAGACTGACTTTTAATTTTTTTTCCATTATTCTTTTATTTTGTTGCGTGTTTTAAAATATTAAAAATATCAAACTTAAGTTTAAATAAATCTGAGTTATTTACTATTTTGTAATCAAACTTCCAACTATCAAGTCCTATCTCACTAGGGTGATCATTAATGGGACTAACGCCTGGTCTATCTACACGAATAACAATTCCTCCTTTATCTTTGATAGCTTGAGCTTCATTAGGAAAACGAGTGTCAGTTATCACCCAATTAGGATAGTGACCTTGCTCATCATCCCCATACTCTATAAGTTTATAGTCTGCAAATAAAGCATTCACCCATACATTATCATGTAGTCCATTTCTAAGAGCATTTGTGCCAAGTTTTTGTAAAAACTCTCTTACAGTCATAGGTCTATATTCACCTATATTAACTACTCCATCTACTAAACTAACTTCAGCAGGAACATCCCATTCTGAACTAAGATTGGTTTTTTTAAACTCTTGGTCTTCAAACTTTTCTATATCTATACCTGTAAGATGCTCAGCTATATCTTTAAGCTTACCTGCAAACTTTCTAATTTGCCATTCAGATTGATCTTCAAGCCACCATTTGTGGTCTTTATAATCTCTTATAGCTTCTTCAATAGTAATATTGCCTATATTAGTGCAGTTTAAATATTGAATAATTATACCTATGGTATCTTTGCCTGAGCCTGAATACCCATTAACGCCTATTATCATAAGGTGGTTTTTTAAACATTGACAAAATTACTAGATAGATGTGATAAATCCATCCTCTTATTGTGTTTTTTCTTTGATACATGATAAAAATTAGGAGATGACTACATAATATAGCCACCTCCTGTTGGTTTTTGGGTTATAAAAAGTTTACTCCATATGCAGTTTGATTTAACTCTGCATTTATAGCATCTATATCAAAATCAGATCCTCCTGCTGGACTCACTGGTTCAACTATTTGATAATTATCCTCTTCTTCGTCTATAGGATCAACTAGTTGGTTAGTGGTAGTAACCAACTGACCAAATTCATTAACAAAAAAGTTATGAACTTTTTGATGGTCTGCTAGGTATAAACCTGGGTGAGACTCTTTCAAAGCAAGAGTGATATGATTATATAATGCCCATGCTGAATCATTACTACAATTATAGTTATGACTTGGTGTGTACATTTCTTTCTTTACAATACTGGTTTGTGTAGGAGTGAGTATTTCATCATCAGCAAATAATCTACCTACAATAGCAGCTTGGTCTTTTCTAGGAAGAGTGATGTTCATTAACATATTCTTATCCTGTACAAGCTTGTTATAGTAAGTGTATGCATTCTGCAATTGATTCTTAATAGTATCAATTGCATCTTGTAAAGCTCCTTGTCCAATATGCTTACGTGAAAAGTTAGCAATGTCACCAGACACTACACCATTCATACATATAAATACTTGAGCTCCTACAGCACATTTAAATCTCATAGTTTTATTGTAACTATTAGACCAAGCAAACATCATACCCATATCTGGGTCATTAGCTACATCTAAGTGATAAATACCTTGAGCCACTTGACCATCTTTATTAGTCTTGTATAACTCTCTTGTAATTCTAAAGCCCTGATTGGCTAACTCTTTACGAGTTTCATCTATAATAAATCCATGAGGAATCACCCCATATCTGCCTCCATGATTAGGGAGGGCTGCATTTTTGATAACATCTTCTGTGACAAATTGTGTGTTAGCACCCATAATTATTGGTTTTTTAAAATAATGATAATTGAGAATAAGCCATTGGTCTAACTTTTTGTATCTGAGTGATTTCTTTATAAATACTCTCGATATAATAGTTTAGATTGATATTATAATCGTCAAAAGGCTTATCATCTTTAGTAAGTTTATTAACAGTGGTTTGAAGCCATTGACCTGCCTCCACTTGAATCTCCCTGCCATCTTTGTTGCACTTAACAAGTTTACCTCCATCTTCAGCTATATAATATCTAATAATCTTCTGTAGCCTGTTATTTACAACTTCTCCATTAACTATTTTTCTTTCTTCAAAGTACCAGCCTCCTTTAGCTTTAACTGCACCACAATAATCAAATATGTTTTGATTCTGTGCTACAAAGTCTTCAGGCATTGTACCATGTACAAAGAATGCATATATAGCCTTAGGAATGATTAAGAAGCTTTTGTTCTTATGGAACATAGCCACTTTCTTTTTCTCAAGGTCTTCCCATTCAAATCTACCTTTGCATTTGACTTTTCCATTCTTATACACAGCCATGTAATTATTTACATCACCAATAATCATTTTGGAATATTCATCATGCTCAAGAACAAGATTGGTAAGCTTCTCCCATTGTTCACAAACTTTCATGTAAACAGGAATCTTCTCTGTAGGAATCATCATCTCAAGACCATCTGTATTTTGCATAAGAGGTTTTGCTTCTGGTATATTATCACATAACATCTCATAGAGCATAGTTAGTAATAACTGACCATTGATGGTGATTTGCATAGTCATCTTAGGATCATACAGGAAACTATTTTCATCGCCTGTCAATCCATAAGTGGAGTTTAATATAATCTTATACACATAGTTCTTAGGATCTGTTTTAGGAATCTTCTTTCTTTCTTCAAAGAACCACTCATATAGCTCGCCAAATTCCTTTTGTGGAATGTGAGCAGGATGAAATTGATTTTTAATAGCTAGATTAGGATAGAAACTAGTAACGTCAGACGTCATTATTGTCCAGCCTGGAGGAGCTTCATATAATCCAGATTCTATAGCACCATGAATACCACCTAATCCATAATCAGTTTTTACACCTTTATAGTTTACACTATACTTAAATCCATCTTTTGTAGAGGATATAACTTTAGTGCGAAAATAATCCAACATTTTGTTAAACTCTGGAGTGTTAAACTGAACATAAGGTAGGATGCAATCATTTAAACTGATGGTGGGTCTTCTTGTACGAAGAGTTTTAATCTCAGATTTGTTCCATTTTAACTTCTTACTTAAGAAGTGTAAAAATAACTCTTTAGATATACGTGGCTCTGAAGCAGAATACAAGTCAATACCATACTCTTTGGTGAGAGTCTGTCTAAGTTGTATCTGTTCTTTAGAATGATCTAAAATGTTCTTGGTAGATTTAACGTCATTAATACAATAATTCACTACATCTCTTAAAGTGTTACTATTTGTAACAGGTTCATAGTGTGGATGAGGCATTTCTTCTACATTATCCCAGTCCATAGAATACTGTATCCACTTTAAACTGCTCATCTTGGCTTTATTATCCCAATGATTTAGTTTAAAGAGATCAATTTGTCTAATCTTAAGTTTACTTGGAGGATAGAGAGCAAACTCTCCTTTATCAGATCTATCAATTGTTTCTTGTGCAAACTTATAAATAGTTTCTGCTATAGATTTACCATCTAATAGAAGTAGTTTATCTTTTACACCAAGAATATATTGAGATATTTGGGCATCGAAACTTAATCCATTATAAGAGATGTGCCATTCATTTTCTGTCACACATCTTTGAAGAAATGTGACAAACTCAGGAAAGTCATTTTGCTGTTCGCAAACAACGAACACATGCTTTTCTTCTTTTTTATAGTGTTCAAATACAGCTATGAAACAATTACAAATAGTTTCATAGTCCATTACCCAGTGTGTATTCATTTTTATAATATTCAGTTAAGCTGTTTCCCCTTAAGATAAAAAAAGGAAGTGCTAGGCACCTCCTTTCTTTTAAGTATGAATAACAATTAAATTACAGAAGTAATTATATTATTCGCTACAGGTCCTTCTTTAGGAATTTCTAAATCAAGATACTGTACATAATCAAAATCAGCAGCGTTAGTTGCAAACTTTGATATGAAGTCAACAATCTCTGCTCTTTCTATGATATAATATTCATAAAATGTTACAAGAGCTTTGCGTTCTTCAGCATAATCTTTTCCATTTTCTTTCTTACCTAGTTTAAGACGCATAACATCTCCAAGATCAGTAAGTTTTGGAAGCATGTGAAAAGATTCTTTACTTTCTTTGCCAATAATGGCAAGCACTTTTGATTGAACATCAAATATACATTCATTGAATGGACAGTCTTTGTCAATAGGGATCAACTTGAAAGTCTTAGCTGGTCCCCAGCTTGATGTAATTAATAACATGTTACTCATACTAATTGGTTTTTTACAAAGTTATATAGTTTTTTTTAATTTATCTAAATATTCTACAGAAATTTTCAAATTTTCTTTTTCCATATCACAAGGGTCGCATAACTCTCCTATTTTTTGTAGAGAATTTATGTCAACATTCAATAGATCACTATAAAGATCATAATATTCTTTAGGATGCAAATAAGTGTCTATAATTTCGTATTCAGAACTACCTTCACCATAATAGGTTTTGATAGCTCTTTTAAGAACATTTGATAATTTAGAATATTTACCTAAAATAAAATTAAACCAATCACTTGTATATATTTCATAATCAAACACATAGATGTTACAATCCTCCATTTCTATCTTTTCATAGAATAATGGATTTTCTATTAACATTTTAGTTTCAAAATATTTAAATGCTTCTGTATCTTTGTTTTCAAAAGTACATATAAATTTAGCATCTTCTGGTTCTATCAATCCTTCTATTGAAAGATAGGTGTTAATAGGTTTAAATTTATCGTTCTTCTTTATACCCAATGCAGGGTATAAAAAAGACTTAGATTTTTGAAAGTACTTACTATATAAGCGTTTAATCATGTTTCTCTAGTTTATAGAGTTACTTTTCCTACAGCAAAATCATAAGGTAGATCATAACTCTTGTTTATATAATGCCAATGGGCTTTTTCTAAAGCATCTGTCAATCTGGTAAACCAGTTATTCAGAGTGTTTTCGCTCACTGGGAAAGGGTACACTTGATAAGCTTTATCTATCACTACAAAGTGAAACTTAAATTGGTATCCCCTATCAATTAAATTTATGAATTTTATTGCAATTATCGTAGAATAAATTGCAGCTTGCATCCAATAATTATAAAATTCTATAGATTCATTAAAATCTTTTAGATCTTTACTAGTAGTTTTAATGTCATTTACATAAATAATCTTAGCATCATGATCAACAACAATGTTATCAATGATACCTTTTAGACCAAATGGTTTACCATTCATGTCTATATTTACAGGAATCTCATTAAACACCTCTTTGTTGCTAAACTCAGTGAGATTACATCCTATAAGATCACAAACTTGTTTATTCATCTTGATAAGATCTACGCCTGTTTTACAGAAATCATAGGTTTCTTGATCTATAAGCGTCTTATTACCTTTAGTTTTAAGAAAGTCCCAATAGTTTATAGCTTCAGGTGTATACATCTTGTCTATTCTCTGTTGGTCTGTCTTTAAACTCTGGTGTAGATTGATATCTTTAAGGACATCTAATACAGCATCGCTAAACTCTGTAAACTCTGTTCTTTGATCTCCATTAGCTTGTAGCTCCTGAGCATGGGCAAACACTCTATCTATAACAGTTCTTGTACTTCCAGTGGGTAGATTAGCAGGGCTAATAATAAACTGGTCGTTAAATTTATCTGCTTCTAGTAGAAGAGCATGAACTATCTTACCATTCACTAAATAACTTTCTGTCTTTTCTTCCCTGTTACCAAGGACATACATTTGATAGAAAGCCTGTGGGTTCCACATGAGCTTGTTTAAACTACTGTAAGAAAAGTGAAATGGTTTAGCATAAAAGTCTTTTTCCATTATTTCTATAGATTCTTGCATTAAATCTTCTAATTCCATAATCCTAATTGTGTTAAAAGTGTTCTAATTCTAGATGCTGTATCCTTATCTTTTGTCAATGCCTCCTCATATTCAAGGAAATCTATAAGCTGTTGTACATTGATGGGATCTAAAATCTCATTTGATTTTGTTATTTCTGCCATAATATTTATTTAAATCTGATGTAATATTCTCTTACATGTCTGCCTAATTCTTGATCATTAGGATAGAGATTAATAAGCTCTCTAATCTTATCCTGGTCCAGGATGTCTGCTATACGCTCTAATTGCTTAGCAATATCAGGTAACGTACCTTCTATAAGTTTTCTACCCATTAGGGTTTCATGTAATTCAGGCATTGTGTTGTAATTTAAAATATTTATCAAAAAATTCCTTGCTTACTAAAGGATTAACTGCATCTAATGCTTCTTGAGATGCTTCAAATTTATCTTCTGTTTTTATATACACTTGATCAGCTGCAGGAAATATGTATGTTCCACCTGTTTTTAACATACCATTTATAAATTCAAAAAAATCTTCATTAGCTTTTATTTTATATTGTTCCATTGTCTCTTAAATGTTTAAATTGTTTCCAGTCTTCTTCTGGTAGATATTCTATTAAATTTACATTAGGCATAAATCCTAGTAGTTCTTCTAAAGCTTCTAATTCACCACAACGTACATCTACTTTAATTTGATCCATTACGATTTCTATAAGATCTTGTTTATCTTTTGGACTTTTCATCTTGTGTTTTTTTATTGTGGCAGGTCTCACAGAGCACCTGCAGATTGTCTACTTCACAGAATAACCTCTCTACAAAGCCTGGGAGGTCATTAGCACACCTTAAAGTACCAGCTGGTACAATGTGGTCAACATTGATTTTCTTGTCAGGAAACCAATTTAAACACTCTTTACACTGATACTCAAATTTCTGTCTCTTAAGAGGACCCTTGTAAGTCCTACGAGCTTTCATTTTACATTGTGTAATAGGTTTCCAAAATCTTGATTTCTGTCTTAAAGCACTACGTATAAAAGACCAAAACGCAGACTCTGTTAAAGTGCCTGCATTTCTAGTCTTTGGGGTTAGTACTCGTTTATTTTTAGCCATTGCTTAATTTTTTATCTAAGATAGGAACTAATCTGTTACGAACTTCTTTAGCTCCAAAATCTTTAATTGAATCAGATACATCCTTACTCATAGGTAAGACTGTAGTTTCTATAAATGGATACTTTTCTTTATAAGTTTGCATGGCTTTTATACCTGCATCATCATAATCAAATAATACCACAATTTTTTTATACTTGCTTTGCAGTTCTTCCATTATGTCTTGTTTGAGCATAGTGTTTTCACTATCAGGAGCTATTACATCTATTTCAAGCTTAAGAGACTTAATAGACATTACATCTTTAATACTAGATGTAATAACTAGATTAGTATGATTACCAAGTTGTTCCCATCCCTGAATGCAGTTGGTCACTTTAATAAATTTCTTATCAAGAGTCTTGGGTTGGTATATTTTGTATAAAGTACCATCTTCTTTGAAATAACCATAGAGATATAGTCCTTTTATACAAAGGTTCTTATCATCCTTAGTCATACAATAACTTTCCAGGGGTTTCACATTGTGAGCCTCAAGTAGTTTAGATCCAATATTAAACTGTGTCCAAAAATATTGATCCTGGGTAGACCAGCTTCTTAGCTTGTGACTAGTCACTTTATATTTAGCTGCTCGTTGAAACTCTTCAAAATCATATCCTCCATTATTATGAAGAACAAAATCATTGTAATTTTCAACTATTAACTGACAAGCTTTATGAAAAGGAACTTGTTTAAGATCTTTTACTAGATCTATAGCACTGCCACCTTTTCCTGTAGAGAAATCTTTGTATCTGTAATTATTATCTTTATCACTATAAATACACATACTAGGTGTGCGTTCATTAGGGTTAAATAAAGATTTAATCTTTACATCTTGGCCTGTTAGTTTTTCTTTTATAGAGCAAAAATGTTGAAATATCCATTGTGTAGGAACATCATGCACATCGTGTACTAAATTCTTTGTTTTAAACATAATGTCAAATTTAGTGCAAAAATAAGAGGGATGTATAAAACACCCCTCAAAATTTATGCATTCACCTAGAACTAATAATCAATTACAAATTAAAATCATTTGATGCAGCTTCAAATCCAGAAACAGATTTGTTTTGTAAAGCTTTATAATGATATTGATTGTTTTTATCAAATACATCTAATTTGCTTTCCACTGCATTACAGAATTTATATTTGGGAAAAGAAAGTTTTACAATGGTTTTACCATTATACTCTTCTTCTGAACCTTTTAAAAAGAAAAACATATCGTTTCCTTTTATAAGATCAATAGCATGGTTAGCCCAATCTTCAATAGATTTGATTTCATGCACTGTAGAAATGTTGTCTAAACTATTTCTCAATCCTAATTCTTTACCAATAACAAATAATTTGTTTAAGATGTCATTTTTATTAACATCATTAGTATTGAACTGATCATTCCAAATAGTTGCCATCACTCTAGCTGTTTGGCCTTTATACTTTGGTCCTTCTGGATTATCTTTATCCATAGGCCATCCTTCGAATCCATCAAGAGCTGGACCTTCTAAAGTAAGCTCTAAAGCTTTTTTATCACCTTTGTTAGAAGTTTTAATTTGACCACTAATGATATGTGCTTTAACCACACCTGGTTGGAGAGATTTTGAAGCTCCTCCTGCTTTTACTTCTTGTCCTTTTGTACTGAACATGTTTTTTTAATTTAATTGTTAACAAATATACTAATTTTCAAAATCAACGATTGCGTTTTTTACAATTGCTAAATCATTTGGAATCTCAAAAGAACTAAACATACCTCTTGGACTCTTACATGTATTTTCACCATTGTTAGAAGTTTCAAAAACATAACGAATTTCTCCTTCTTTATTCTTTTTCACTTTGCCAAACAATACAATAGAGAATAAACCTTCTAAAGTAAGTTTTTCATCTACCATTTTACCAATAGTCTTGGCTTTATATTTCTTTTTACCTTCCATATCAGTGCCTTCTTCTGCATGAGTGAGAAAAAACACTGTAAGATCTTCTCTCAAGTCTTTAGGCATTCTAGATATTCTAGCAATACCTGCACCAATCTGAGTGAATTTCTCATAACCTTTTTCATCTGCTCTATCAAAGAATTCAAATGAGCTCATATACTGAAAATCATCAACAATAATGTTTTTAATTTCAGGTCTTTTCTCATTAACATACTTGATACATGCTTCAATGTTTGCAACACTTGCTTTATCATACATGTTCCCACTTGGATTTTCTTTACTCCAAATAGTATATTTGTTTTTCCATCCTTTGAATGGTAGGGGCTTATTAGCCACATTGATGATAAATGTTTCTTTTGGATCTAACGTCTCAATACTAGTTGACTTTCCAGATCCTGATTCTGCAATAATTAAAATACCTTGTCCCATATATTTATTTTGTTTTTACGATTTCATTTAACCATGCTTTATTACTGATAGGTCTGCCTGTATGAATAGCTATATAATCTCTTATAGTCATTTCACTATAAGGAGCATCTTCTAACTTTGGCACTACTGGTTCTTGAGGAGCAGCACTAAAAGGTAATGGTGGTTTAGGTGGAATATATTTGTTTTCTTTGATGTCTCTATCACTTTCTACAATAACTAACTCTTTTTGAATTGCTGCTGCTTGTCTATTTATTTTCTTTAGCTGATCTACAGGAACTAAGAATTTACTTCTTTCATCCATTTCAAATTCATCAGCATAAAATTCATTGTAAGGAACTCTATAAATTGGTCTAGTTGAATCAATAGGTTCAAGATCACTATCAATTAACTCAAAATAAAAACCTTTTGGTCTTCTAAATTCATTATCAAATAACCCTACTACCATAACACCATCCCTCATAAAAGGAAATTTCATGTTAAAGTCTTTTTTTATAAGACCTAAGTCATCCATGAAGTCTTTATTGAAATCATGCATTTCTTTAAGTTTAATTTGTCTATAAACAGTTTTTTCATTTTCTGTCATTGTATCCATTACGTTTGCCATATTATAATTTTTAAAGTTCATTACCTATATCAGCTGAAGGTCTCCTATTGTTTCTAGGAGTATATCCTGGCTGAATGTTAAATCCTGGAGATATTGTTTCCACTATTTTTTGTTCTGCAAATAAACCTTTCATAAATATGATTTTATTATTATTAGAACCATTTCTAACTTTAAGCATATGAACAAAGATTCCATCATCTGTAACTACATAACTTTTAGGACCATATGCAGGAATGTCAAATGTAAATGGTCTTGATAGAGCCATAACAATATCAGATCCCTGCATAAGAGCATCACCACCAAATATATCACTACTAGTTGGATAGTTTTGGATGGAACCTGGAGTCTTTCTTAAAGGATCTTCTATATTTCTATTAAGCTGTGTAAGCATAATAATAATGATAGGAAGGTCTTGTTTAAGCTGTATTAAAGCATCTGCAGTGTTATAAAGAGTTTGTAATTTTTCTCTTTCTGTGCTATCTTTTTTAATTAACCAGCTATGATCAACTGTGACAATAAGTGGTTTACCACCTAACTTATTATACCAAAGATGTACAGCTTTTTCTAAATCACTAGCAGTGATAGATTTATTTATCTGACCACGAAATACACCTAAATCATGAAGTCTTTTACAATCTTCACCATATCTTTGTATTCTTTGAAAGTTAAAATCATCTAATTGATCTTGAGTAGATAACACTTTATTATAATCCAATCCTGTAGCAGCAACAATTTCTCTCTGACCATATTGTTCATTAGTCATTTCAAATTGAAACTCTAGAATGTTAAAATCTTGTGTTGGATTAAGAGCTTTACAATCTCTAAGAAGATTACTTACAAACATTGTTTTACCTGCACCAGGTCTTGCACCAATTGTAACTAAAGATCCCCATTCTATACCTCCTGCAGTTGCATTATTGATAGTGTTCCAAGGAGTGACAAATGATTTGATTCGTCCTTTTCTTCTATCATCTATGTTTTTTATACTTTTCTGTATCACTTCCCAATGATACTTAAACCCATAAGGGTTTTCAGTGGATTCGCTCATCAATTCAAGTTTAATTTTTGAATAGTAAATTTACATATTTTTAATGAAATTGCCAAAATAATTTCTAAAATAAAATACATAATAAATGATATTTTTATTATGAAACTATCTATGATGAGCCAGTTAATTATACTAAATATTAATGCCACTAAAGAGTGGTGTATTACTTTTTCAAATGTTTTCATTTCTTTTCTTTTTTAATTCTTCAATTTCATCTTTTACCATTTGACAATAGTCAGCTAGTTTAGAGATGCTTTCCTTACTCATTGTATCTTTCTTAATAAAGTTTGAACTATTGGTCATAAATTCATTATTTAATTGACTACGTTCATAACAATAATAGTTTGCTGCTTCAAGAATATCTTCCCAATCATATTCAGGATAGTTTTTAAAGAACCATACAAACTTTTGTTTAAGTTCTCTTACAGATTGTCTACCTGGGCCTGTTGGAAGCTTCTTAGGAAAATATTCTTTATATTCATTAATTCTATCTATAAAATCATCACCTAATACAGTTGTCGTAACAATCTTTTTAGTTTTAACTAACAATGTTTCAAATTCATCTAGTATAACCATTGCTTTATGTGTTAGTATACCTTTATCGTTAATTAGACCTTTCATCTCGCATATATTCTTTTCAGCTGTTTGATTTATAAGATCATTTGATGGTTGAATTTTCTCCCTGCAACAATCTAGAAAGTATATTTGATTGGGACTGATCTTGTGCTTTATTAGCGTCATCCACAGTTGGTGGCTCATAATCTTTTTTTATTTGGTTAATAATGCGTAAATACTTTTGTACAAACCTAGGATCTGTTTCATATAAGTTTTTAAATACATCTATATTATGTATCACTGTAGTGTGATCTCTTTTCAGATGATTACCCATAGATTTTAATCCATAATGCATATATCTTCCTATAAAAAAGAAAATACATCTTAATTCAACTAATTCTCTTGTTCTATCTTTTGAAGCTAAATTATGTTTTTTACCAAGTATCATTGGTAAATAAGGTGTAAAATACTCTTCTAACTCATTGAGAGTCAATATAATAAGTCCCTCATTTGTTATACTTCTTTCTGTAACCACTGTAGGACGATACCCAATTTTTTCATAAAAAGCTTCTTGAAAGTCTTTAATGAGTTGTTTTTCCATCTTTTTTTTGTATTCTTTTGGTGTCATAAATTTTTTAGGTTTGTTCTTAAAAAATGTGTATATTATATTATAGAAAAGGATGTCAAAATTAGGCTCTTTTTTTCTATTAATCTGTATATTTTGTGTAAATTTTTATAAATTTTTTTGGACATGAGTGAAACACCTATGCCTAAAAGTTCAATGGCTAACACCCTAAAACTTTATCTCTTTCCTTCTTTAGTGAGTATTTTAGCTATGATGATATGGAGAGATGTATCTGAACTTAGAACTGATGTTAAGCAATTATTAGCTCAGTCTAATGTAGATAAAACAGAGATTCTAAATCTCAAAAAAGACGTACAAATGCTTAATCATCAAGTATTTAAGACGCCTATAACAGCTATGACTGAAACATCAAGTGATGATTTTTTGAAAATAGTTCATGATAAATATTTTAAACCTGAGGAAATCTACGATATTAATAAATACATACCTAAATCTTAATACATGGCAAGAGGAATATTTGAACAACTAGACTGGTTAACTAAAAAGTATAAGCAATTATGCTGTAAAATAGATTCATGTTGTAATGGTGGTGGTACACCTATTGTTGCAATCACTCGTCAAGCCCTAGTTGATTTAAGAAATACTAGTACATTGGTACCTGGAACTATTTATAAAATTTTAGACGCAGATGTAGCTTTATATGGAGGAACTGTAGTTTTTATTAAAGCACTTACCACTAACACTCTAGCTAAAGAAGGAGATGGTATTTTTTACAATCCTAAATATGATTTATACCCTGTTTATAATAATTTAATAGAAGTAGAATATACTAATTGGCAATATAATTACTTACCAGGACCTAGTGAAGCAACAATAATAAATACTTTAATAAGTGATCAAGGTGATATTGGACTTTATATGGGATCTAATCTTATACAATATGTAAGTGGAGATTGGAGTAGTGGACTTATAAATACTGTTACTATTAATCCTAGTGGTTTGTCGTTTTCAATTACAATAAACGTTGTTCCAACTTATAGTATAAATGATTGGGTTATATGGGGTGGAAAGCAATGGGTGAGTGTTGATGGTACTATAGGAGTACCAAATGATATTTTTAATCTTGACCCTGCTCATTGGACTGAAGTACCATTTACCTCTACTGAGTATTATGAAGTGTTAGATCCTATTACATATGATTTTGATGCAGATCGTATAACATCTCGTAAAGATAAAGCTAATAATATAGTGAGTGTTACAGCTGATGATATAATTAATTATTTTTATAACAATCCTATTAAATCTTTTCAATGGGGAAATGAATATGATACTAATTCAAATACTGGTTTATCTGGAAATCATATTATAGACAGTGAATTTGAATGTATAAATTTTAATGGAGCTGGTTATATTTATGATAATACTTTAACAAATTATTGTCAAATAAATTCTACTTTATTTTATAATGAAGTTGCTTCACCTAATACTGCTGTACAATACAATACACTTGACAATGCTTTTATAAGCAATAATGTATTTTATTACGCTCCTTTTCAATATAATCAAATTGATAAAAGTGGTATTATTAGTAATAGTTTTTCATATGGATCACTAGAGGAAAATATAATACAATATAGTGGCTTAACTGAGAATGTTATTATTGGTCAACAAACTAGAAATAATCATTTTGATAGAAGTAGTTTTAGAGTCAATAAATTGTTAGAAACAACTTTTATAAATAATAATTTATATAAAAGCAATGTAATGACTAATACAGCGTATGCAAATGGAGGAGGCACCTGTAGAATAGAAGGTAATAAATTATCTAACTCAGACTTTAATAATAATTATTTAAGTAATGGATGTGGTATTGGAAATAACATATTAGATCATTCGCCTTTACAAAGTAACACTTTAGATAATGGTAGTTATATAGATGAAAATAGTATATCCTATAGCCAAATGAGTAGTAATACTATTTATGAATCAGGTCATGCATTGAGTAATAACGTATTAACAAATGCATCTCAAATTGTTAGTAATAATATCATAGATGGTGGAAAAATGATATTTAATAATTTAGATGCTTCATATATTAGTTTAAATGGTGTAGAATCATCTAGTACTATTAATTTTAATACATTACAAATGAGTAGTTCAATAGCATATAATATATTAGGAACTTGTAAAATTGATTATAATAAATTAACAAACTCTATATTTAATTTTAGTCCCACTGGTCCATTTAATTCAGGATTAAATATAAAGAAAATAACAGCTAGAGATTTAACTGGTTCATATGATTTATCATCAGCAAATTATATTTATATGGAAGATGTTTCAAAAGATATACTAATGGATAGCGATGGTCTACCTGTTTTACTAATGTATGATAGTGCTTGGAATGGTAAGTTTTTAAACTACTATATAAATGCTTAATAATTAATAATATTTAAAAAATATAATATGCCTAAAAAGATTTCTTTAACACAACCTACTGATACATCGTTGGTTGTTTCTCTTGGTGGAAGTAAAGTTGTAAAACAAATTCCTGCTAGAGACATAACAATTAGTTCTGTAACTATAGAATCTATAATAGATAGTTCTAAAGATAAAACTGTTACTGCTATTGTTAAAGGGTATCCTGGAAACATTGTATTATGGGAAGGTGCTGCATATGATGCTATTGGTCAGTGGACTGATGCTGATGTAATTTCTAAAATCAAAGAAATTTATAAGTAATGAAGTTCTGTCTAAAATCATATTGGGCTCCCACTCCTAAGAAAATTAGGAAAATAGCAGATTCTTTATTAGGATCTGCTATGTTACTTTCTAGTTTTGCTTTTGTTAATGATTATAAAACTATAGCCATTGTAGTCATGATTACTGCTGGTGTAGCTAAATTCTTTTCAAACTTTTTTGCTGATGATACTCAAGGGCCTCAATAAAATTAGTTTATCTGAGCTATTAATATTTGCTCTTCTTATCATTATTCTTTTACAAAGATGTGGGGGCAATCATATTCCATCTACTGGTCTTAAGATAATAAGAGATACAACTTGGATTGAAAAAAATAACACTATTAATAGTAAGCCTCAGTTGATTAAAACAGAACCTTATGCTGTGCCAATAGATAGATGGAACACAGAATATCTACCAGATACAAGTTATATAGGGTTAATTAAACAGTATGAAGAACTTGTTAAAGAACTTTTAGCTAAAAACATATTTAGTGATAGCATTAAAATAGACTCAATAGGTCATGTATATATTACAGACACTGTGAGTAGAAACTTATTAACTGGTAGGTCCACTCATTATAGTTTAAAGTATCCAATTATAAAAGAAACTATTATTATACCTGAGAAAAAAAGAAACCAAGTATATTTTGGGGGATCATTAGAAGGTAGTCAATTAACTCCTATAAATCAAATTAATATAGGATTGTTATTAAAAAGTAAAAGTGATAAAATATTTGGTATTTCTGCAGGTATAGATAAAGGTGGACAAATTCAGTATGGTGTCTCATCATTTTGGAAAATTAAACTTCATAAATAATGGATATAAATAAACTAAAAGGACATATTCCTGACAGTGTAATTGCTCAAATTGCTGACACTGCTTCTAAATTTAACATTACAACCACATTACGTTTAGCTCACTTCTTAGCCCAATGTGGGCATGAATCAGGTGGATTTAAAGCTGTTTCAGAAAATTTAAACTATAGTGCTAGTGGGTTACAGACTATCTTTAAGAAATACTTCACAGCTATAAGTGCTGCAGAATATCAACGTAAGCCTGAAAAGATTGCCAATATTGTATATGCTAATCGTATGGGTAATGGTAATCAAGCTAGTGGTGATGGGTATAAGTTTAGAGGTCGTGGTTACATCCAATTGACAGGAAAAGACAATTATACAAGTTTTGATAAAACTGTAGAAGATGATATTTTAACAAATCCAGATTTAGTGGCTACTAAATACCCATTATCTAGTGCAGCTTTCTTTTTTAATAAAAATGGTCTTTGGGCTATTTGTGATAAAGGTGCTGATGATGCTACTGTAACAGCAGTAACAAAAAGGGTAAATGGTGGTACAATAGGTCTTGCAGATAGAATAAAACACTTTAACGAATACTATAAACTACTTGTCTAATGTTTAACTCTCCACATTTATGGGTTGTAATACTTGGTGTAATAATGGGTATGTGTTTTATCACAGCAAGTGTCTACTATGTCAACAAGCTATTTATTAACCACACTAAAGACTTACTAGTTAGGTTTATTCTATTAGTATTTGCTGCATTAGTAGGGGTGTTTGTAGTGGATAAGGTGATAGCTTTTGGTATGCCATTGCTGTCTGTACAACAGAATGAAAACTTATTTGAACTCATAAAAACATTAACCCTCATGATTTTTAGTTACTATTTTGGTACACAGAAGTCTGATAAAAAAGAAGTATAATGACTAAAAATAATAACATATATGGTTGTGGCTGTGGTAAGCCAAGACCTATTTCAAAACCTAAAAAATAAATAAACTATGAAAAAAAGAGCATTTGTAAGATATTCTAAACAGGGAAAGATAGTACCTGGTAGTCTTATCTTAACTAGTGGTTCATTTCCAAATGGCCCTAGTACATGGAACGAAGTTCCAGCAGACTTGTGTTGTACAACTTCTGTTTTCCCACCTAATCCAGCATCTTATACAGTCACTGTTCAAAGTGAATATGAAGATGCTGTACCAGCTTTAAGATTTGCTGAAGCTGCTAAAGAGTTTATTAAAACTCAAGGATACAGTTATAAAGATGTGCTTCTTAGTACAGACGTATGTTCTGATGATGTTAATGCTATAGAGCATGTTGACAATCTAGGACAGACTTCTGCACAGCAGTCTAGTTTTCTTGGACCATTCTTTGGTGCAGGATTAGCTGGTTATCCTCATACAGGTGTATTAGGACTACAAGCATGGGCTTCTCATATTACAACTAATGGAGCTTTATTTTTAGTTAATATGCCTCATATAGGTGTGTCACAAGTTGGTAATGTAGGACGTATATGGAGAAAAGGTAAAACTCAAGCTGAGTCTTTAACAGATAACACATGTGGTGCTGTAGCAACAGCTGCTACTTGGGTGATTGGTAGTGCATCTGCTCCAGTATATAATACAGGAGTGTTTGCTAATAATGATCAGCATTATAAACTTTGTTCTATACTACATGCTTTTAGAGCTACTATATTAGCTTCTTACAACTTTGTAGCAACACCATCTTTGTATGGAGCTTCTATGAAATATTGTACAGAACAAATTAGAATAGCATCAAATACATTCTTAACAGGAGCATCAGGTATTATAGCAGCTAATGTAGGAGCTAATGTAGATGTATTCTATTGTAATGGTACGTTTATCAATGTAGACCATGGATATAATGCATATGTAGAAGTTACTACTTTTCAAAAGTACAACTCTGTATCAGGCTGGACAGATTTAACAACAGCATTTTTAAATAGTTTATAAAATTATAACAATGGCAATAAGAAAATTTAAGCCTTCAAGTCCTGATAGGGCATTAGGCAAAATAAAAGGTGATACAGAATTTGCAAGATTTGGTCACATTAATAGACTGGTAGATGATGTAGAAACAGGTAAAGCTAATCAAGAAATACATACTCTTGACTATCCTTTTGTATGGTATCCAGAATCTACATTATTTAATGCAGGTCCTTTATATCAATATCCTAGTGGTCAAGGTATGGGTTTTATTCCAGCTGTCACTGTAAATAGTTATAGAGTGAGAGGAGTACTTCAGTATAGTGGAAATTCTGTAATTAGTCAATATCTTGGTACAATTAAAATTATACCTACTAATGAAATATTTGGAGGCCCTGTTTTATTTCCTGGTAAAATAACAGGAATGGTGGCAGCTGTAGAAAGTAATGATGTTTTTTTTGATCCCACTCTAGATGTTACAACCACTCCTTTAGCAGATGGTGCTCAAATGTGGGATATAGATGCTGCAGCATATAATACTTTATATGGTGTTAAAATAATGATGTATAGTTATGGACCAGCAGATCCTGTTACAGGAGAAATTAACTATAGTCTTGTATTGGAAGCTTATGGATCAGTGCCTACAGTAGATTTAGCTACAGCTCTTATATCTTATGACTTTGAATTTGCAGCAGGAAACGCTAATGTTACCCTTTGGTGGGATTAATTAACAATTTAAAACTTAAATATTATGACACAAGAAATTAAATCTTTATTCCCTAATTCTCCAGCACCTAAACCTGTATCTGAAAAAGTACAAGAGATTTTAGATAAGTCTAAAGCTAAGGTGGAAGCTGAACAAGCTAAATTTATAGCAGATAAAAACTCTTAAAGAATAATTTAATATTGAAATAAATGGCTAAATCAGCAGGAGACTTAAGAAAGATAACATTTGGTAAACGTAAGTCAGGAAAGGCTAAAAAGTCTTATAATAAACATTCTTCTCGACCAAAGAAATATGTAGGTCAAGGTAGATAGTACAACCCTCTCGTAATATTCTATCAACAACTCCCTTCAGTTGGTAGAAAAAGAAAAGGGCCCCTATGTTTATAGAGGCCCTATTTTTATTTACTTATTTGACCAAATTCATTAACTTTTAGTATAGTTTCACCATTAAATACTACCACTTGACCTTTGTCAGAGTATTCTTTAATAGTGATTTCATTAAAATAGTTAAAATTAGCTCCTTCTACACCAATAAAAAATGCTTTATCAGAATAAATAGAACAGCTGTCTTCTGCATCAGTGATTATTAATGCATTTCTACCATTCTTTTCTATACTTTGAATTGCATTATCAATTGTTGTACCACCACCACAGTCCATCATTGCTATGGATATAACGTCATTTTTACCTTTCTTCACTTTATTGTCAAATGTATAGACATCATTAAGCATATCCATGGCTTTAAGCTTAGCTGTAAAAGCTTTACAAAAATCCATTTTGCTTATACTGTTTCCATTTGCATTTTGTACACCACAATGAGAGCTCATACTTCCTGATCTATCTATATAAATATCAATTTTACCTACACTTTTAGTGTCTTTAACATTAACATCTTCTATAAATATCTTTCTAAGCTTGGGATGTAACATCTCATACTCTTCTAATCCAGCTATATTATCTGAATTAAAAAGATCTTCATATATGGTCTTTTTTTTAGAACTAAAATAACTAGCAGACTTATCCATTAGCTTTTTAATCTTTTCTTTAAGAGATCCCATAGAAAGAGATATGTTTTCAAGACTAGCTGCTATGGTTCTAAGATAGTTGGGACTAAGTTTGGCTGCTTCACCAGTTGTTCCAGGTTCATTAGCTGCTTCAAACATTTGTTCTTGAACATCTCCATCCATTACATCATCCATTTGTTTACAGAGCTCTTGAGCTTTCTGCATAGCATCATCTAACATGTTTTTACCTTGTGTACTATCCATCATTTGTTTCATAGCTTTATCTACACCATCATTATCAAAATCAGATTGACCATTCAATCCATTCTTAATGTCTTCAGATGCATTAGGATCTACAAAATCCATAATAGTCATACGAGTGATAAAATAAGCTAGGATGTTACGTGCATATATAGCAGACTTTAGATTGCTATGTTCTGACATAATCTTACCTACAGGGTTATTAGCCCTTTCTAAGAACTTAAACTTAGTATGGTTCTTCTCATCCCTGTCTTCAAAATCAAGCTTTTCTATGGGATTATAAAACATCTTAAAGATGTCTTTAGCCATATGTTTAGGAAACTTTTTATAGTTTTCCTGAAATTTGCTAAAAAATGCTTGTTGATCAGGTTGTTGTTTTGGATCAATTTTTTTGTAGTCAGTAGTTTTAGCAAACTTACCATAGCTTTCTTGAACTATTTTACTATCTCTCATATGACTGTCCATAATGCTTTCTAATCTCCACTCATCTATGTAATGAAGATAGGGTTTAACAAGATCTGGTTTCTTATAGAAATTAATCTTACCAAATAAACCATCTTTATCTTTATAATGGGTTTCTATTTCACCCTTTTTTACTTTTTCAAGAATGGTATATACATTCTTATATTCTTTAGCCATAATAAATTAATTTAAAAATAAACCCCAGGTGTAGAAACACCCAGGGATAAAATATGAAAAAAAAACTAAAATGGATTAGTGCTTTCTACTAGATTATCAAACTCTTCTGATGTTTGATAATCAGTACGAGCTGGATGATTACTTAGAATAAACTGCATAGTGCCTTCTATTTCTTCCACTTGACCATTATCCATTACACCTCTAGATGCATATGTATTAATCAAGCTTTCTATTTCAGCCACTGCAAGCTCTAAAGCTTCGTTGTTACTATGAGAGTGTAGCATTTCCACTTTACTCATAACAGCCTTAATTTCTGGGCTCATTAGTTTATTTTGAAGTTCGCTTCCTGCAGATTGATTAATCATAATCTGTGCAGTTTTTACAAGAGCTTTATCAACACTAATATCCCATACATAAGATACAGCTTTAGTTAGTTTTGGTACAAAAGTTAATGTACGATCTGAACTGTGTTGATAGCCAACTTCTAAATACTTATCTAACTTGTTAGAAGGTATTTCTATAGTATCTAATTCAGCTTGATTAGGAATGCCAATCTTAAAACTTTCTTTATAGTTACGTGCACCTTTAGCATAGTACTTACTCATATCACCTGCAGACACTCTGTTTACAGTCATTTTCAACATAAATCTATCCCAGAATGGAGAGTCTTTCTCATCTTTAGGTATTTCATTACAAGTTGCAATAAACAATTTCCATTTACATGGAATTTTATTCTTACCATTGAATAAAAACTTCTCGTTCATTACACCTAACATTGCATTTCTAATGGCACTAGATGCTTTGTCCACCTCGTTGATAATTACAATATCAGCTTCTGCTACAGGAGCATTCACTTCATATGTATTCTCAGTGAACAACTTACCTAAGTCAGGCATACCCTTAATCTCTGATGCTTTAGTACCCTCGTCAGTCTCTAAGATGTACATTTTGTTCTGAAAATCTTCAGCTGTCATCTTACCATCCTTGTTTAACCAAGCTTTGGCATATTCTATAATAGTTTTAGTCTTTGCTACACCTGGCTCACCTATTAGTAATAATGGTAATCCTGTAGCTTCTGCTAATGCTAGCATCTTAAATACTTCTTCCTTGTTAATTAAGGAAGTTTCAATGTGACGTACTTCTTGAGTAGTCTTTTTTGTAATTGACTTGGTCTTTGCCATGTTTAGGGGTTTTGTTGTTATTGGTTGTTGTATACTTGGTTGTTGTGTTGGTGTTAATGGTCTTGGACCACCTGCAGGTACCCATCTTTGAACACCTGCACTATTAGCTGAAACTATCCATGTTCTACCATCATTACCTACCATTCTATATCCTACATTAAAAGTTGTAGCACTGTGAGAAGGACTAGGTCTATTTAATTGTCTTGCCATGTCTAAGTGTGGTTGATTAAAGGTTTGCAAAGATGTCTGCTGCTTCAGAAACAGTTTCTATTGTTTCTACTTGTTTAGTTTTATTCATAACATCAATTACTTGATCAGAATGTGATTCTTTTTTAGTGTCGTCTATAATGTTAAAAATTGTAAGACTAGTCTCAGCATCTTTAAGAGCTGGATGTTTTCTAATAGCCATAATCTGTGGAGCATTAGCACCATACTTATTTTCTATACTACCATAACCAAGATCATCTTTCTTGAACCATGTCATACCTTCATTAAGGTCATTTACTAGTTGTGTGACTTTTAAGTCTACTTTGTTGATTGCCATTTTACCAATTGATTTTAAATGTTGGACCATTTTGTCCATTAATAATTTTGTTTATTTCATTGAACATATCACCACAGTCCCATGTTGTCTTTGTATAGGCAGCTGAGGCTGGATGGCTCACTTTAATTATATGATGGTGTGGTCCTATTAATGCTTCTAATTCTTGAGCTTGTTTACCCATTAGAACAAATATTAGTCCTGAATCTGTATAATTAAGTATGTCCATAGTGTATGCAACAAACTCTTTCCATACAGAATAATGGCTTCCCACCTTATCTATTTCACAAGTGAGTGCACTATTTAATAAAAGTATACCTTGATTAGCCCATCTAACTAGATTGGGATCTTGATAGGTTGGCCATTCTTGGTGTATTGTCTTTTCTACAGCTTCAAATATATTCTTAAGGCTGGGTTGTGGTTTATCTGTATTACCACATGAGAATGCTAATCCATCTGCAACACCTAAATGTGGATATGGATCTTGTCCTATCATTATCACTTTAAGTTTATCGTGTGGGCACTCTTCAAATGCCCTAAATACTTGTTTAAGAGGAGGTGTAAATCGCTTACCATCTTCTCTCATTTTGTATAGTGTGTCTAAGATTTTATCAAAGTCTGAGCTTTGAATAAAACCTCTAAGCTTGTTAGCCCAGCCTGAAGGCTTGAGCTTCTCTATTAGCTTAACTTTGATGTCTTCTAAATTTATTTGTTCTGTCACAATTTTATGTTATATTTGTTACAAAATAATTATATGGAAAATACAATACCAAAAGGTAAAGCTATTAAAAAAGGAGTAATCATTAAATTTGATGCTAATTCTAATATTATTACAAAATTGTATCAAGTTATATCATTCATGTCTAAATCAATAACAACAGATCAAATTGAAAAATATAAAAAAGAAATGGATTCTTTTTTAGAAATCAGTAAAGGTGATAAACAATTTACTGAAGAGTGGATGACACATATTACAACATTAGGTTTGCTTATTCAACAATTAGAATATGCTGCTGAACAACAAGGACTTGTATATGAAATTGATATGAAAGATGCAGTAAAAAATATGGAAGAAACTATTAAAAGTATTATTGAAGATGATAGTCTATTGACTGACCTATCTCAATTATCGCCTGAATAGCAAGAGAAAGCTCATCTTTAGAGCAATCACCAAATGACTTGGCTAAGAAATATTCTTTGCCTGACACTTCTCTTATAATACATAAGCCTGCTTTATCTTTTACAAGAAGCTTCATATTCTCAACAGTTTCACCAGTAAACATAGAAAGCTCTTTAATCATTGCATGAATCTTAGCAAGCTGTGGTAATGTACCATCATCATGTTGCACTTCATAAAAACATTCTACAATAGTATTCTCAGGTATATTTGAAACAAATATTTCAAACTTTTTAGAAGCTGCTAGAGATTGAAACTCTAGCAGTCCTTTTTTCTTTACGTATTTAATTACTAAATTTTGACTCATCTACATCAAAGTTTTTAATTTTAGTTTGATCAAGATCTCTAAGTGCTTCTCCCACCCATCTTTCATCTACAGTGTTCTTATAACATAGTATATGTATAACAGCCATCTCATCAGGATTAAGTCTTAACAACCTTCCTATTCTTTGTGATGACTTGCGTTCATTACCATACGCATGCAGAATAACACCAGCACCTAATTCTGGTATATTAACACCTTCATTAAGTTGCATTACACAAGAAAGTTTTTCAATGTCACCATCTTTAAACTTCTGTAGATTTTCATCTGCATCAGGATTTTTACTGTGCACTGAATGCTCACAAATTCTGTCTGCTTGTTCTTGAGTGTTAGCAAATATGATACATTTCTGATCAATACCTTTTATTAATTTTTTAGCATAATGTTCTTTTGTTTGAAAGTCCATTAATGCTCTCATTCTCATAATAGATGCTATTTGTTCTTGCTTTTTAGTATTAGCTTCCATAATTCTTTGTGACCAATATGCGTAATTCTTTACTTCAGATGTATAGAATTGTGTAGTTTTGGTTTTAATAGCTATGGTGTTAGCAGAAGACAATCTCATCTTATGCACTATAATTCTATAGTCATTAAGAATGTCATCATCTACAGCATCATCTGTAATATATTTATACAATATAGGACATAGTTGAGTTACCATCTGTCCTTTTTCTGAGCTAGGATGTCTAGGAGGAGTTCCAGTGAGACCTAATATTCTACCTTTATATTGAGTGAAGAATAATAAATGGTTCTCTAATAAGCTATGGCACTCGTCTAACACTACTATATCATAATCATAGTTATGGTGTTTATTTAAGGATAAATAAGTGGTAAAAACTACGTTAGTTATATCAATCTTAAATTTATCTGCATCATTTGTCCAGCTATCAAATATAGAGAGCTTGGGTGCTACAATGAGCACCCTAAGCTTCCCCATATTCTTCCCCTGCAAATGAGTTATATAATTAAGACCAATAAGAGTTTTTCCAACACCCATAGATATTCCTAAACCACATCTTTTATGTTTTAGTGCAACATCCAGAGCTTCTTGCTGGATTTCTTCTCTTTTATTCATTATTTATTTGTATTATAACCATAAAAAATAATAGGTTTACATTTTTTATCAAGCTTTTTTTGAAGCTTTTTTTGTTCTTGCTTCTTTTTTTCTGCATTATCTTTTTTTCTAAAATATGCATCTATTTCAGCTTTAGTAAACCCTTCATCAAGCAACTGCTTTTTGAATTTTTCTCTATTCATTAGTCAAATACTCTTTGTACTGTGTTATCAAAAGGATTAAACTCCACTTGATTATATGATCTGTACTTCCCTTTAGAAAATACCATCTTATCATGTTCATCATGTGTAAGAATACCCATGTCAGCTAACATAAATGTTATGCTGTCTGTGTCTTGTGTGTATTCCATGTCTTTCTTAGACTCTAGAATATGTTTGTGTCCAATAATTTCTCCTTCACCAAGGACAATACGTTTTGCTTTGTTCATTTTTATTTTTTTAATTGTGAATTAATCTTCTATATCATCGTCATCTTCATCATCATTCTGAAATAACACTTCTACACTTCTTAGTGTACCATCAGTCATATAATGTGCAATCACTGGATAATATCCATCTCCAAATGCTGTACTGAATGCTACACCTGCTCCTGCATGTCCATGATTGAAGTTTAGTTCACCATGTCCATTCTCAGATAGTGTTGCTTTAGCACAAGCATTATAACTAAATGGATTAACAGCTCCTTTAGTGTCAGGAATTTCTTCCCATTCACCAGTTTCTATAAGCTCATTCATATTCTTTCCACCATAAGCTTCTATAGGTTCTGCATAGTTTCTAAAATCTATTCTATAAGTGAGCTCATTCTTTGTGTCTTTGTGTTGGTATGCTCTGAAATCTTCAAAGTCTTCCTTCACCCATTGACTGTCTATATAACATGGGTCACATAGTAGAAGTTGACCTGAATCAACTCCTACATGACCAATTAGTTTTGTACTCATAAATTATCTTTTATTATTTCACTATAATTAGGTTTAAAACTATATTCATCTGATAGTTCTTCTAAAAGATGTTCTAATCTATCACCTAGTATATAAAGAAGTCTATCAACACCTCCTGCTTCATATATAGCTTTACATAACTCTACTTCTTCTGCTATAGTTGCTACTTGTTCTCTTATGTATGTTATACTATTTCTTGTTTTAGCAATTTCTATATATAATTCTTGAACTTTTTTATTTGTTTCTGACATAATTTTTAAGTTTCTGAATACATGAGGGCTAAATATTGTTCTTTAGAAAGATGATATGGTCTAAAAGTAGATTCTGTAAGCTTAGCTTTAGGTTTTATCTTAGCTACAATAATATCTCCTTGTCTATATATCTTCTCTAAATTTTCTTCTGGTACGTCAACACGTACAGTCCAAGCAATTGCTCTAATAGCATCTGGTTGTTCTGCTTCATCTCCAGTTGCCCACCATCTAGATCCTAATGCAGCTTCTCTTGGTACATACAGCCAATATTCTCTATTAGTAGTTGTACACCAACATCTTACAGCAAATACAGGACTAGGTGGATTGCCCCATCTGTCTTTATCATATAGTTTAGTACCTTCTATTTGATAGAGCTCATAGATGTCTTCAAAAACATATTCATACTCTTTATTATCATCATCCCATCTTGTTCTTTTTTTATCAACTACTTGTTTATCTAAAAGAATAGGTTCAAGACCTTTGAATAGTTTTTCTATACCAATAGCATCAAAATAGACACGTCTTTCTTCTGTATTAGCTACTTGAAGAGCTTCCTCTACTGTAATTACCATAATTTTATTCCAGCAGTCTTGTACAAACTCATCAAAGTCACTTAAGCTTTCATGTGTAATAACATCTTTCTGAAAATCTCTATAATCATCTTGGTATTTAGTCTTCCAAAGTCTAAGTGCTGTTGTTAAGTCAAACCCACTTCTATTGTTTACAATATAGGTTTGTTCTGCATAATTAATTTGCATTTTCTGTTTGATTTAATTTTTCATCAATAGTGTTAATGATATTATCAGTTAGCTCTAATACAATAGTTCTTTCTTGACTGTCTATTGTATTAATTTCCACATTGTCTATTTTAAAAACTAACATATCATCTTCTTCAACAGCATCTTTTCTTTCTAAAATCCAGCTGTCGTTAGAGCCTCTAAATTCACAACTATCTGTTGATTCATAATTACTAAAAAGTGCATCAAATTCATCTTTTAAAACCTCCTCTAAGTTACTACAAATATCTAAATGTTCCTGAGTTAAGAAGCCATTTTTTACAATAAATTGTATAGAAATATTTGGTGTTTCATCATAATTACATTCTACTTCTACATGAAGTGTATCAAACCATAATTTCTTTGGAACTTGGATTATAATAGTAGTATCTAATGTATCATTTCCATCTTCACCATAGTAATCTGTTCCTTCAAATTTTCTTGTTGGAACATCATATATAGCTGTACCATTAGCTTGAAATTCTCCAGCCCATGAGCCATAGTTTAATTCAGTATACATATAGTCTAAAATAGCTTCTGTATATTCATTATCAACGTTATCTCCATCTATTTGAAAATAAGCCCAGCCAGAGTCTCCTCCACCTTCCCATCCTATAGATAGTTCTTTACCTTCGTTATCAAGGTTTTCAATCCATTTTAAAATTGATTTTTTCATGTTTAAATGTTTGTTGTGTAATCTAATTTTTCTTCTTTAATTTCTTTTAGTATTTTTCTACCTTCTCCAGGCTTGTACATCCATCCTTCTTGTGACATACAGTCTAGATAGTCTTTAATAGTTGGTATATGTCCTATGTCTTCCATAAGATGTTGTTCACCTATAGTACGTACAGGAACTGATTTACCATCTTTATTGATAACAACCACACCAAATTCTTTTTCACACCAAAAGATACCTTCTGAGTGATGTCTTAAGGCTCTATGCCTCATGTCTGGGTAATGAGCTTTAGTCTCATCAAACCAGTTGTGTATATTTATATAGTCTTGCCAGATTCCTCCATGTTTTTTAGCTGAAGAAATACTGTGGTGATAAGGATGTGACATTATCTGTATAATTTAAGTGTTGGATATTCTTCATTCCATCTATTTACTAAATCTTCCCAGTAACCTCTTTCAATACCATATCTTCTAATAACTTCTACAAGCTCTGGGTATCCTTTACCTAGTTTAGCTTGGTTATGTATATCTCCTTTAAAGATAGTGTCTATAAGAGAGGTCATAAATGAACCTTCTCTACCTAGTTTATACATACAGAATGTTTCTTCTGCTGCTGTTATTTTAGAATTCATGCTATTATTCAGTTTCATGTGACATAATCTCCTCAAACTGTTCTGCAGCTTTAGGATTTCTTTCTCTAAAGATTTCTAAAGTGATTTCATATCTACCATTAGTGATATTTTCTTCAAAATTAGAATTTATACAAGAATCTATAGTTGTTTGTAATATTTGATTTTTTCCTTCTAATTCTGTAACAGTTTTAGTTTGACTCACTGCTAAACAAACTAAATAAAATACACTAATTATATTAGCAAAAGCAAAAAATAGTGACCAATCAATTTTATTTATTAATTTTTTCATGTTTTCTTAAAATAGTTGTTTCAATAATAGTTTTTAATTCTAAAATGTAATTTTCTAATTTTTTGATATAATTATCTTTTTCTCTAATAATTTGATTGTTAAGCTCTTCTAATTGTTCATGAGCTTTTAATATTTCATCAAACATTATTTGTTTTATTTTTACATTTTTCACAATATTGTGGAGGTAAATGATTTTTATCACTACCCATTGTAAACTCAAGTTCTTCTTTAGTGAAGTCTCTACCTATTTTAATAATAGTGTAACAATCACTACAAAGCAATGCTAAATTGCCATTATTAAATTTTACAATAGCTTTTTCTTCATCCATTTGATTATCAATTAGTTATTAATAAAAAATGCATGAATTTTTCCTAAAATTTCATGCATTCTTGTCAAGTTTTTTGTGCAATAAACTGGACATTTAGTCTTCAACAGTTACGCTTACTTTTTTACCCTTAACAATATTATCAAGGATGTTTTCAAGCTCTGTTCGTTGATCATTATCTAATCTCATTAATTGATCGTTAATGTGATCAAGTCCTAATGAATCTGATAATTCTTCTTTATATACTTTACGAGTGTCTTCTCCTAACTTATCAAAGATGTTGTTAAGAATAAAATCACATTTGTTTATATAACCATTAAAGGTGTTCTTTAAATCTCCTGTGCAGCCTATTCTCACATCTTGAAAATACATTTTAGCTCTGTTGATGTGATGTAAGCCTTTAGCTAAAGAGAATGTGTCTTTTTCATAGCTCATGGGTATACTTGTTTAACTTCTTCACCATCTTCTGGTTGTTCCCAATATCTACAATAGAAATGTTCTCCTAGTTCATCTATAAGATGTTGTGGATATCCTTGTTCTACCAGCCATGTTAGAGAGTCATATCTTCTATCTTCAGGAATAGGTTTAGGAAACCCATATTGCCATCCTGATGGTGGGTCAATAATTAATGCCATAATGGAAAATTTTCTATGTTTTTAATGTTTTTTAATGTTTTAATAGGAAATATTCTATAAAATGGCACTAAACTCATTTTACTGCCAAGTTATAGTTGTTTTAATTGTTCTCTATACCATTTACAGCCTTCAATAAATCCAAGTTTTGCAGAGTCTCCTGTATATCTTTCCCAAGCAACATCTTCTATTTCTTCATCTGATATTTCTTGTTGGGGAAGTTGTTGTTCTTGTTGCCATTTAAAAAAACCTTTTTTGAATAAACTGAAATCTATATTAGTAGATTCTTCAAGTGTTTCTTGTTTAGATTCTTCTTTTGTAGCATCACTTCCCTTACTTCCAAATGTTTCTTGATAGTATTCAGTAGCAGACCTATTAATAACTTTTATATGCTCAAAGTTATCTCTACCACATTGAGAGTATGCATCTATTATCTCTTGCTTGTGCATTTCTTTAGCATCTTCTATAATATCCATTATTCCTTCGTGCTGATCTTCAGGTATCAGTTGGTCTATTAACCATTCTATTGATGTCATAAGTTTGTTGTTTATTTTCTACAATAACGTTCTTTTTGTAGGTTATAACCAACATTAAGCCCATAATGGGTCATTAATGATGATTATATCATACATTTTGAGTGTTTTATGACTCGTTAAGTCTTGACCTAGAAAAGCCAAGCTCTTTAGCTTCAGCTGGATTTTCTTCAATCCATCTGTGACAGTTTCTACATACAGCTAACCAAGTGCTCACTTTATTATGATTCTCTCCACGACCTT